GTCAAGCGTGTTGTTGGTGCTGAACCATCGATTCCAGGTTTGAACAAACCTCAACAAGAGCGTCCATTGACTTTGCAAGAACAGGCTCAGCGCGAACTTGAAAGACGCAGAAGGGGACAGTAATGGCTGACTTGTCTAGGTTGTCAGAGAAGGATCTTGAGCTTATCTCTGCTGGCAGAATGCAGGAAGTCAGCGAATCTGGGCTGCGAATCCTTGCGGGAAAAGAACCGATTGCTCAACGTGCTTTGACTGCTGTTGATACTGCTCTTGGGTTGCAACCTACTCCACCGGGACAGAAACCGCAATATCGTTTGCTTGAAGAAGCAAGACAAGCAAAAGCGCAGCCTCTTCAAATCACTGACACAGATGTCGGGCGACAGCTTGGGCTGACTGCTCGTGCTGGTGTAGGGGCGCTAGGAATTCCTACTCTTGCGTCTGATGCTCTTGTTTCGTTGATCAATACTATCGGAGGCACAAACCTTCCAATGCCTTCACAGGCTCAACAGCAGTTGCTGACTCGCGCAGGAATACCGGAGGCTGAGACTGAGCAAGAAAAGCGAGTACAAGACATATCGTCTGCAATTGCTGGTGTGTTGGGTGGTGCTGGCATTGGTGCTGCATTGCCTGCTCGGTTTGCTGCCTCAAAAGAACTGTTGACGCAATCTCCTGTGTTCCAAGCAACATCTGCCGGTGCTGGTGCTCTAGGCTCTGCTCTCGCAAGGGAAGAGGGCATGGGGCCGTATGAGCAACTTGGTTTAGGTGTGCTTGCCGGGACTGTTGCTCCGTCTGCCGGAACTGCTGCTGTTTTGTCTGCTCAATCTGCTGCTAGGGGTAGCCGAGAGCTTGTAAGACCGTTTACGGAAGCAGGCAGAGAGGTTGTAGTTGGAAACATTCTCCGTCAGTTGTCACGCGACCCAGATGCTGCTGTAAGGAATCTGGAAGCGTATCAGACAGGTGTGCCTGGATACACTCCGACGACAGCACAGGCTGCTCGTGACGTTGGTCTTGCCGCTGCTGTTCCTCCTGTTCGCGGGTTGGATGTAACGGGCAAACTGACTGAGCAATCCATGCAAGCCAATCGTGCAAGGTTGGCAATTCTTGATCGTCTTGCGAAGGAAAAGACGGATCTTGATGCGGCTATAGCAAAACGGGATGAGGTAACGAGACCTTTGAGAGAGCAGGCGTTTGAACGGTCAACTGTTACTCCTGAGCAGTTTTCCGACAACATTGCTGTTGTTGATGGTGTGATTGGAAATTTGCTTTCATCTCCTGCCGGAAAGAGGGTTCCTGTCGAACGGGCGATGAAGTTTGCTCGTGACCGTATTTCGCAGGCTACAACGCCACAAGAATTGTATGAGGTTCGCAAAGACCTAAGAGATGCTGCTCAAGGGTTGCTTGACAAGGATGGGTCTGCTTATAGGTTAGCAAAGGGCCAATTGGAGCAGGTGATTAGGTCTATTGATGAACAGATCGAATCTGCTGCTCCTGGGTATGCTGATTATTTGAAGAAGTACGCAGCATCAAGCCGTGGCATTGAACGAATGGAAGCTGCACAGGAGTTCAGGGGCAAGGTGTTGACGACAACGCCAATGATTTCTGATCCCGGGAATGTGTCTGAATATTTGATCTCACAACCAAAATTCGTCAACGCAATTCGCGCTGCCGAAAACGAAACCAAGCTATCCAAAACACAACTGGCTGTTTTGAAAAAGGTTGGACAGGATCTTGATGACGCGACAACGAGAGTAACGCAAGAACCAGGATCTAATACATTCAGGAATCTGTCGGTCGCAAACGTGATGGGTGCTATTGCTGGCAAATCAATGTTTGGTGATGTTCCGGCAGTCTTGCAGAAGGTTGCTGCTCCGATGAACTGGCTATACAACGGCACAGATGATCAGATCAGAGAGGTGATTGTTGACGCTATGCTTGATCCTAAACTTGCTGCTAGGCTTATGCGTAAAGCAACGACTGCCGAAATGGTTCCGTTGTCGCAAGAGCTTCAAAAACGCGCACTTAAACTTGGCTATGGTCAGGTGTTTGGTCTGACTGAGGAATAATCATGGCAAAGACAAAGATCTCCGAGTTCGACACTAACCCAGACCTTAACACCGACATCAACTCAATCAACATCGCAGAGGGTTGCTCCCCTGCGAACATCAACAATGCCATCCGGCAGTTGATGGCTGATCTGAAAGAGTGGCAAAACGGATCACAGGACAAGTACATTGCTCCGGCAGGGACTGCTGCTGCGCCATCGTGGACGTTCAACGGCGACACAGATACCGGGTTCTACTCTGGTGGTGCTAATGTCGTTGGAGTTGCTGCAAACGGATCATCTGTCGGTACGTTTACCTCTGCTGGATTTGTTGGCAATGTCACGGGAAATGTGACAGGTAACGTCACAGGCAATGTGACTGGCAACCTGACTGGAAACCTAGTTGCGGCATCTCCGACTGCTCCGACACAGGCTCTAGGAACGAACAACACGACTGTTGCCACGACTGCGTTTGTGCAGGCTGCGCTGAATGCGCTCTACCCTGTTGGGTCAATCTATATCAACGCAACCAGTTCAACGAATCCCGGTACTTCGCTTGGATTTGGAACTTGGACAGCATTCGGCGCTGGTCGCGTCCCTGTTGGTTTTGATGCTGGTGACCCGCTGTTTGATAGCGCAGAGGAAACTGGTGGTAGCAAAAATGCTGTTGTTGTAGCGCACACGCATACATTTAGCGCGGCAACAGGCAATCAGAGCGCAGACCATACGCACAGCGGAACAACTGCAACTAACGGATCGCACAGCCACGGTGTTGAAGCCCAAACTATTTCTCAGCCAATTTTCTCAGGGTTTGATGCTAGGGGTGGTACTAATGTAGGTGCTGAAGCAACAACCACATCTACAGCAGGTTCGCACAATCACACGTTTACAACTGGTGGCACATCAGCCGACCATACGCACAATGTGTCAGGTGATACCGGTGAAACGGGAACAAGCGGAACTAATGCCAACCTTCAGCCGTACATTACGGTCTATATGTGGAAGAGGACAGCATGAGCGAGGTCGAGCAGCTCCGCGCACACGTTGAAAAGATCGAGTCCAAGGTTGACGATTTAAACCACTCGATCAAAGACCTTGCAGAAGCATGGAAAACTGCTCAGACGCTTGTTGCGTTCATGAAGTGGCTAGCAGGTATCGGGGCTGCTCTGCTGGTGATGAAAGCAGCCTGGGACGGGTGGATTAAGTAATGCTCGATCCAGTCAGCCTATTAGCTACTGCAACAGCGGTCTTTAACGGACTGAAGGCTGCTGTTGAAGTTGGCAGAGAGGCTGAAGATATTTTCGGTCAGTTAGGAAAGTGGGCTGGCGCTGTTGCTGATCTGCAAGAGTGGATTCGGACAGAAGAGGAAAACGCCAACAAGCCTCCTCCATTGTTTAAGAAACTGGTGTTCGCTAAATCAGCGACTGCTGAAGCATTCGATGCGTATGCTGCAAAGATTAAGATTGCTCAGATGGAGGAAGAGATCCGGCATATGTTCACACTTGGTGAACTATGGTGGCTCGGTAAGGAAGGCTACAACGAATTTATTATGATGCGGAGGGGCATCAAAGAGAAGCGAGAGAAGATGGTCTATGAGCAGATCCGCAGGCGTAAGAAGTTGATCAGGATGGTTACGGATTACGCTTTTATCGGTGTCATCCTGTTTACGGGAAGTCTGATACTGTGGCACATCATCGCATTCATTATCTCTCAGTCATGAGCAACGACGAGATTGAGGTTCGTGTCTGGGCAATCATCACCCTGTCGCTGACCGGCATTCTGGTTGTATCTGTGCTGACGATTCTTGGTGGTGTTCTGTTTGTGGAACACGACATGGATCGGATTAGCCCGATTGACGAGGCTTTTCTCGCAATCCTGAAAGACATCATGCTGCTGTGCATTGGCGCAATCGGTGGTGTCGTTGGTCGCAAGTCTTTATCTACAGCATTGGAGAAGCGCAATGCTTCCAGCGTTGACAGCACTACTTCCGTTCGCAACCAAGATCCTTGATAAGGTTGTTCCTGACCCGGAGGCCAAAGCTAAAGCACAGGCTGAATTGGCTCAGTTAGAGCAGTCTGGTGAATTAGCAAAGATGGCGAATGAGACGGAACTGTTCAAGGCAGAGCAGCAGAACTTGACTGATCGTCATGCTGCTGATATGAGATCTGACAGTTGGCTGTCAAAGAACATCAGGCCGATGACGCTGATCTTCATTCTTGCTGGCTATTTTACGTTTGCAATGATGTCTGCGTTTGGCAAAGACACAAACGAAAGTTACGTTCAGCTTTTGGGGCAATGGGGTATGTTGATCATGTCGTTCTATTTCGGTGGTCGAACCCTTGAGAAAATCATTGACATGAGGGCAAAGAAATGAAGTTTGACATCTGCTTTCAGATGGTAATTAAGCATGAGGGTGGATTCGTTGAGCATCCGCAAGACCCTGGTGGTATGACTAACCTCGGTGTTACGAAAGCAGCGTGGGAGGAGTATCTTGGTCGAGAGGTGACAGAGCAGGAGATGCGTGACCTTACGACTGAGACCGTCAAACCGTTTTATCGGAAGAACTACTGGGATCGTGTGCGAGGCGATGACCTGCCTCCTGGTGTTGACTATGCTGTGTTTGACTTTGCTGTGAACTCTGGTGTTGCCAGAGCCTCTAGGATGCTTCAGGAGTGCGTGGGAGCCACGAAAGACGGGTCTATTGGCCCCAAGACTGTCGAGGCTGTAGAGGCTCGTAATGCGGCTGAATTGGCGCAGGAAGTTTGCGACAAGCGTCTGGAGTTTCTCCAGAGCCTGCCGCACTTCCCGACATTTGCTAGGGGCTGGACACGTAGAGTGTTGGAGGTTGCTAAGACTGCGGCTGAGCTATCTCGATGAGCTTGTCGATATACCATTGAGCCTTTCGCAGATCCTCGACTCCGTTCTTTTGCTTCCACCTCCACAGGTACTTGATAGCGTTAGCTGTGCAGAACGACTCTAACCCGTGGAGGTCATGACACGCCGCGGTTAGTGCGTCGATGCACTCTACATGACCTTTGCGGTAATGCTTTGGATTGATTGGATCAGAAGGGGAGGTCATCATCATCCCCAGGCTGTCGAGATTTTTTCGGTTCGTCCTGGCGAGGCTCCATCAGGCTAGCCCATCCATCCCAACCGACAGGGATAGACTCGATCTTTAGTGACATCCTGCCTGCTTTAGTTTGGATGACTGTTCCGATCCTGATCCATTTAGTCTTTTCTGACCCGTCTTTGGCTGTGTACTTCTCACCTGCTGCGGTTACTTCGTATAGGACTGGCACTTGTCGTACTCCTTCTGAACATCGTTGAGAAACTTGATAACACCTTCTTGAAGTTTGTCGATCTCCTCTGGCTTAGGCTCAAACCTGACTACGAATAGTTGCAGGTGTTCTGGAAGCCTGTCATCGAACGACACGAAATCGCACCACTTCCGTCCTGTGCAGGCCAGTTGAGCCAGCATCTGCCGCTTGTACTTTGTCGGGACTTTGCCTTCTAGGATGTAGTCAACGTGTGTGGTGCTGTTTGGACATTTGATCTCTACCAAACCATCGTCCCCGACAAGGCCATCTGGTGAAGCCCCAAACCACTCAATAGATGAGTGCTTGTAGAACCCTGCCTTGTCTACAAACCCGTTTGTTGCCTCGTATGCCATTCGTGCAACAGGCTCCAGGTCTGTCCCTCTTTGCATTGCTGCTGATGAGAAGGACTCCTGCTGCTGGCCGGTAAGTCTCTCGGTCACAAGCTGGATCAGGTAGTTCCGTCTGGCTGCTGTCTCTGAGCCTGCTAGAGAATCGTTCATTCTGGATGCGGTAGCAAAGCCCAGACGGGCGGCGAACCACTCGTCTGAGCGTTGATCCATTACGCAATCTCCATCAGTTGCGTTTTGCGAGCGTCTTTGGCTGCGTCAATAGCCTTCAGAGCCTCTGTATCGCCCTGGAACGCTTTGAAAGCCTTGGCATAGATGGTTTTAAGATCTTCCATCGTTGCAGCCTCTGAGAGCGTTTTAACGGCTGCTGTGGCATCAAGCGGTTTCATGGTCTTTTTGCTTGCAGCGTTACCGTCATCGTCTTCTGGTGCTATGCCGGTGATAGCCATCAGGCTGTAGCGTCGAGCGTAGGTGAGTGCTGAGCCGTAACCCTGTGCGTCTTGCTTGGTAGCAGGAACGTGGAGCTTGCCACCAGACAGAGTCTCGCCTGACTCGTGGATGAGCATTGTTTCGACGATGACTCCGTTGTCGCACTCGTGTGTGAGTTGCGTCAGGAAGATCCCGTTCTTGTTGAGACCGTCAATGACAGCCTCTACGACCGCGGAAAGGTCAGCGTACTTGCTGCGGAAGTGCGGATTGCTGCTGCTCTTGAGTGCTGGCCCAAAGGCTTGCTGAGCTTTGACGAGCGCGGATGCGATTTGCTTCATGGTCAGTTCTCTCCGAAATAGGTTTCCACCCGAATTTGCGCCATGTTTGCGTTACGTCTGTGGCGGCGCTAGGAACCCAGACGAATGCTGGGTCTAGGATCATGCTGACAGAATTGTGTACATCAGGACAAAGAAGAATCCCCAGGCAAGAGTCCACTTCACTCCTGCGATGATGTTGCGCTTAAATTCTTCAGCCTCTTGCCAGCGTTGAACCTCGTACTCCCACCGATTCTGATCGTTCATTTCTTGCTCCCAAGCAGATAGTCAATCTTTCCTTGCAGGGACAGGACGTCCCGAACGTAGTCAATCCCTGCTTCGCGCAGGTACTCACCAGACATATCGAAGCTCTTGTGGTCTTGCTGAACCATCTTGCTTAGCAGAACCTGCACTTCCTTCAGCACATCAACCAACATCTCTCACTCCTGGTTTGTTGTCGATGGTTGTCATTCTGACTACGTTTGCACGATCCATCAACAAAAATATTTTTATCGTTCTTTGTTGCTTGTTAGCTAAAATCTATAGCTTCTGTTTGCACCACATCAACCTGTAGTGTAGCATTGCGTCAGGAGGTGTCAAATGGACTCTGAAAGAGCATTGAAGGCTGCGTCAGCGATGTTAGGTGGGACTGATGCTTTGTGTAGAGAGCTTCGCCTATCCAGGCAAGCGGTTTACAAATGGAGGTCGAACGGTATCCCGGTCAAACGAGCAGTACAGATCGAGAAGTTGACTGAGGGTCGGATCAAGGCGAGCGAACTTTGCCCGGAGGTGTTCGGTGGCGAATCTGACGGTCAGAAGTAAGGCTCACCTCGTCGAGCTTGGCTATCTGGTTGCGACTGTGGAGCACTACAACGCATTCACAAAGCGCAAGCATGACTTGTGGGGCTGTATCGATCTGCTGGCAATCGGCAACAAGGAAACCCTAGCCATCCAGGTAACCAGCAAGTCCAATCTATCCGCCAGACGACACAAGATCGAGGACGCAGAAGCCTACCCAGAGATGCTGAGGTCAGGGTGGAGGGTGATCCTGCATGGTTGGTACAAAGAAGGCAATCGTTGGAAGCTGAAGGAGGTGGAACTGTGAAAGTTCTAGTTGCTTGCGAATACAGCGGGGCTGTACGGGATGCGTTCATTCGTGCTGGTCATGAGGCAATGTCATGCGACTTGTTGCCGACTGATGTCGATGGGCCGCACTACAAGGGTGATGTCAGGGATGTACTGGATGATGGATGGGACTTGATGGTGGCACACCCTCCATGCACTCACTTGGCAGTGTCCGGGGCAAGATGGTTCTATCTTAAGCAACGCGAGCAGGCTGAATCCTTGGATTTTGTTCGTATGTTGCTTGATGCTCCTGTCGAGCGGATTGCTCTTGAGAACCCGGTAAGCATCATCAGCAGCAAGATCAGGAAGCCAGACCAGATCATTCAGCCGTGGATGTTTGGTCACGGTGAGACGAAAGCAACCTGTTTGTGGTTGAAAAACCTTCCTGTCTTGCAACCTTCAAATATTGTTGACGGTAGGGAAAGCCGCATCCATCGTATGCCTCCCAGCCCTACCAGGTGGAAAGAGCGCAGCAAAACATACCAAGGAATTGCTGATGCTATGGCAGATCAATGGGGGAAGTCATGATCATTCCGCTGGTCAACGACAATGCCCGGAAACAAGCTATAGAGGCTGTCAGAGACTCTAAACTTGGTTGGGTGGTGTCTATCTCCAAACCCAACAGAACAACGGCTCAGAACGCGCTTTATTGGGCTGTCTTGCATGAGATCTCAGAACAGATCAAACCAGGGTCAGAGTACAGCGCAGAGACTTGGCACTGCTACTTCAAAACCTTGTTTCTCAATGGTCGGGTGATCGAGCTTCCAAACGGAAACATCATCGAGCAGGAGCCGACAACGACAGGGATGACGACTGCTGCGTTCTCGGACTACGTTGAGAAGGTGATTGCATGGGCAACGGAGAGGGGTTTGGTATGGACGGACGACTTACGTGTTATGCGTGCGGAGCGCGACACGATAACGCGATTGCCAAGCATCTACCAGACGGAACCGTAGTCGGTCTGCACAGCAGAGAGTACAGGCTGTATTGCGAAGCAAAGTGGGTGCTGGATAGACCGAAAGCATCCAGAAAAGGATACCTAGAGCAGGTTGAAAAAGCTCGTGGTATGTCGGGTCGAGAGGAACTTCAACAGGAAATCACGAGGTGGTGGAATGTACAGAAACAAGGCATTGCTAAGGGCAGTGGCGAGTCTACCTTGCCAACTATGCGGGAGAGAGGGTGAGACCCAAGCGGCACATGCGAATTGGACAGAGTATGGAAAGGGCATGGGCATAAAGGCTCACGATGTCTACTCTGCTGCGCTGTGTGTTGGATGTCATGCTGGGATCGATCAGGGGTCGAAACTCAGCTATCAAGAGCGCAAAGAGTTGTGGGAGGCTGCATGGCGCAAGACCATGCTTGTGTTGTTCGAGGATGGATTGGTGGTTTTAAAATGAAAGCAAAAATTCAATGGGCAACACCAGACGCTGACCAGCAGATCTTGTACATCGCAAGGGTCAGCAACCCTGAGAATCAATCATCCGGCAAGACAGGGCTTCTGCGCTACCTGATGGAACACGGTCATGTGTCTCCGTTTGAGATGGCTAACGTCTGCATGGAGATTGAGACGACCAGAGACATTGGTCGGCAGATCTTGCGGCATCGGTCATTCAGCTTTCAAGAGTTCTCGCAGCGGTATGCAAGCGCACACTTGCTGGAGCATCCACAACCGAGACAGGCAAGGATGCAGGATCACACGAACAGGCAGAACAGCCTCCCGACTGTGGATGAGGAGCTTGCAAAGTGGTGGGATCAAGTGCAGTCCTGGGTGATCAAAGAGACTGACAGGCTGTATGCCGAAGCCATGAAGCAGGGTATTGCAAAAGAGCAAGCCAGGGTGCTGTTGCCGGAGGGGTTGACCAGTAGTCGGATGTATATGAACGGCACTCTTAGGTCATGGATCCACTACCTAAAGCAGAGGCTAGATCCGACCACACAGGCAGAGCACAGGCAGCTTGCAGGGTTGATACTGGCTGAGTTGCGGACTGTTGCGCCGATCACTATGGACGCTTTTTTTGGAGAGCAAGCATGAAAAAACTGATCTTTGTTGCTGGAATGTTGATCTCAGGTGTTGCCTATGCTGCTTGCACAACGCACACCTACTTTGTCAACGGTAGGATGGTCATGTGCCAGACCTGCTGCTGGGCAGGAAATTGCACGACCACTTGCTTTTGATTTTGTAAACCTGTAGTATGCTCTTGTTGGTGTGGAAGCCGACTGAGAGCTATCTATCAAGACTCCGACCCCGTTAGGGGTAGCCTTAGCCGCAAACTAGGGTTCTTCCACCGGGGTCTTGGCAGATAGCTTTTTTTTTGCCCCCACTCCAGCCGTAACCCTCACGATAGCAAGAGCCTGCATGGGCTGCGAGGGAGAAAACACCGGCTAATCCTCACCCTGATTGCAAGCCGACCAGCCTGTCTGCGAGGGACTGGTGTAGACGTTGGAGACAGCGGTGGTAGACCACTCCGACATCGAAACAATCGCAGCCTCCGGGTACTCTGGCCCTGTCACAGGATGACAACGGCGGGAGAGGTAGAGCTAAAGTGATTGGCTCCACCCTGGGGGAGGTATGTCTAGAGAGATCAAAGGCTATAGGTGAGTTAATTCTGATAGAAATAATTCACGACACAACAGGCAAAAACGGGTTTAGAGTTCTCACAAAAGGAGAACACATGAAACCGACAGACGTATCTCAAGACTGCTGGGATGACTTCCTAGCACACAGGAAGGCAAAGAGGGCCATTGTCACAACTAGGGTGATCAACACCATCAGGCAGGAGGCAAACCTTGCAGGATGGACTCTGGAGCAGGCACTCGATCACATGGTGCTGATGGGTTGGCGAGGATTTAAGTCTGACTGGGTGGAGAAGAAGCAGGTCAAGCAAGACCTCTGGAGCCGCCTTACAGGCAAGAACGTCATCGATATGGAGGAAGCAAAGTGCAAAGCTATTGCGAACGGCTGATAGACCGTTTTGGGCTTCTGTGGGGCAAGCAGAAGGTGCTGTCCAACTTTGGTACGACGACAGAAGAGATTGATCAGGCTAAAGCAGCCTGGGAAGCTCAATTGCGATCAGTACCTGCTGACACGATCAGGATGGTTCTGGATCACCTCCAGCGAGATCCTCCTGACTGGCCACCAAGCCTTGCTCAATGGATACAACTGTGCAAGCAGTTCCGTGCCGCAGAACACAAGGTTGCTGCGCTACCTCCTCCTAAGCAGATCACTCCAGAGGGAAAGGCAATCATCCAGGATGCTGTGTCACAGATCAGGACACCATCGTTCGACTTCCTGCACTGGGCTAGGTTCCCAAAGAGCGCACAGGCAATCCTAGAGATCAGCAGAGGGGCAAGGACAGACAGCAGACTGGCAGACATCCTCGCTCAACACATAGCAAACGGAGGTGTGAATTGCCAACCAGACGCGCAGAGACAGCTTGTCCCAATCATCGAGAAGCACAGGATGTCGTTGTCGGTCTGATCTACCTGTGCCAGTTGTGCGATGACTTCCATGTTAGGAATCTTCTATTGGAATCAGAAGAACGATTAAAAAATATTCCAAAAAAGTTTACACAAACGATAGAAAGTGTGGGATGATTCATCCATCGACACACACACAGCAGGAGCAGCGAACATGACAAAATTGATTGAAACAAAGACGAACAAGCGCGGCATCAAGTACGCTTTTGGAACAGATGGCAACACCTTCAGCGTGTGGAAACTGTGCGAAAACTACGCATCACATTGCAAGG